GGTTTGAATTTGCTATAGATTGAATCAATCAGTAGCTGTAATGGCTCAAAGTTTACTAGAAACCATGATATTGCAATGTAGGTTATTATGTTCATGGGGTAAAAATAACAAAGGCAGCCATAAGACTGCCATAAAGTTATTGATTATTTAGATAATTTTTCCACCATTTGAGATAGAACTGCTCATTGACAGCCTTACCATTAGTGAATCTCCAAATGGAGCAGTAAGAGACTCCGATATCCTCAGCATAATGACTGAGCTTATATCTTTGGGTGAGCTTAGACTTAGTCTCTTCAATCATAAAGTCCTTTAAGCTCTGCCCCTTAGAAAGGGAGATCATCTGCAGGATTATCAGGTACATGAGTTGCAGCTGCAGTTAATAGATCTATCTTCCATAGCTCTAATGAGTTAAAGTGCTTATCCTGCCATTCTCTACCTCTCAGATTGAATGATGCCTCCACCTCTTCACCTACTCTACAGCCATCTAGTAGAGCTGTTTTATCTCCTGTAGCTTGCAAGCTGATGTATTGAGGATATTTCCCATCCTCTACGGTTATTACTACTTCTCTCTTAGAGAATTTCTCAGTCACCTGTACTGTCTCACCTATCACTTTGATAAGTCCTTTTACTTTGTACTCATTCATATTATAGTTGTTATTAAATTATACATACCTAGTATTATCAATCCATAAATTATCAGCATCAGGATCATTGCCATTGTTTTCTCTTTCATACTACTTTATCAGGGAATGGATTAGAAACACCATACTCTAGTATAGTTAGCTCAGTAGCATATTCAACAGCTTTCTTAGCTGCATATTTGGCACTGATGCCAGGATTGTTATGTATTAGTGCTTGCATGGCTGCAATCAAAGCAGCCTCATAGAATTGAACTCTCATGTTATTTATTATTTAATTGATTAATATACTTAACATAGTACTCAGTGCAGTGATGCAACCGTACCTTAATCTCCTCCTCAAGCTCCAGGTCTCTACTGAAGAGTAGAGTAGTGATTCTCTTCTCAGGAGCTATGTGATCTACCTGATGCAGTGATAAGTTCTCCCATTCATTGAGTAGAGATGGATGAGTAGATACCATGCAATAGACTAAACTAGCATAATTTTTATTATATAACATCATGTAAGCTCTTAGCTGCCACTCATAATCTTTATTTATACCCTCTTCTGAGGTAGCAGGGAACGTTTCTAATGACCATGATGTCTTAATGTCTACTATTTGATCATCTAGCACTATATCAGCCTCTCCTGTGAGCCATTCGTTATTCAGTCTCTCAGTGTTCTTAGAGTAGTTGCTGAACATTACCGAGTTGAATAGAGCAATAGAATCATTCTCCTGTAGATTGCCCTTATTAATATACTTGTTATTCAACTCTACATTATAACCGTAGAAATCTTGCTTAGCTACTGCTCTAATGTAGCTCTTAGTAGTTTCAGATAGCACCTCAGACTTAGTCCGAGATGCTGTCATTAATTTTCCGAGTGATGATGGATGCCATTTCATAATAACATAAGTGCTTTATTCTGTAAATCTGTAAGCTCAAAGGTCTCTCTTAGCTTAGGGATAGTAAACTTACCATCCTGAATAGATACTAATGCCTCCTCAAATCTCTCCTTAGATAGACCAGGCTTAGCTGCCTTAACAGGTACACTAGCTAGATTTGCATCATCATCTACTGACTGCAAGCATAAGATACTGCTCAAAGTATATCTACGATAGTAAGTCACTGCAGATCCTACTTGCTGAGGATTCAATCCTGCAGGTAATTCCATACATGACTCTATAGACTCATTAGAATCTATGCAGATTATCTGAGTACATACTGAATTGCCTTGAATAGGCTGTAGTAATAGTAGACCATTCTCTAATAAGATAGGCTCTACTGCCTCAGTAATGGCATTGATGTCAGAGTATGACTTTTTAAAGTGTGGATTGGTAGCATTCTTAGCTACTTTGCCGATTGACTGCTTAGCCTTGTGTAGCTTTTGGTGCAGAGTTAGTACAGGTGCTGGTACTACAGCTTTTGTTTTTGTTTCCATAATATAGATTTAAATTATTTCTGTAAAGATAGTCAATTATTTTATATCTGCAAGGAAATTACAATAAAATATCATAAATTCATCAAAAGTTCTAGCAATAAAGTATGTACCTCCTGCAGCTTCTACTGATTCTTGATACCTCTTCTGTACTTCTGACTGCTTATCCTTACCATATTTCACCTCAATCTTAACTGACCTACCTCTAATGGTGGCAGATATATCAGCAGATCCTTTTGTACCTGTGCTAGGAGTATAAGTGCCTTTCAGTTGTCTAGTATTCTCCCCTACCTGTATCTTTTTACCCTCTCTATATACTCCCATTGTATTAATCCTCTCAGCTTGAAAGCCTGAATAGGTTAAAAAGTGTATGATACATTTAGTGAGAGCATTAGCAGAGTTATCATTCCAATCTGATGCCGTAATGTATGGCATAGTAGGGTGCTTAAGTGTGAGGTAGTTAATCTCTAAGGCTTTTAAAAGTGTTTTGTTTTCTTTGTTCATTTTATATATTTAAAAATTACATACACAATTAAAATCATCATCTAAATCTAAATCTAATTTACCTGTTGTAGGTAATTTAGATAATTTTACTAAATCACTAATTGATTTATGACCTCTAAAAGATGTATTACCATATTTTTGCTCTTCTTTTTTAAACCAATCAATAAATCTAGTTCCAAATTTTATATTATCAATTAAATTATTATCAGACTTTTTCCAACATAATTCACAATTACCAAACTGCCCATGTAATTCTAATTTAAAAGATTCTTTTTGCCAATAATTATTCAAATCTATTTGAGAAATAGGAGTATAAAAATCAGTTAATAAAGGATATATTTTTTGTTTTTGTTCTTTAATTTCAGCCCATGAAATTCTTTTAGGCATATCTTCTTTTCTAAATCCTATAGCTATTTTATAATTATTTACTCCAAAAATCTCATCACATAATTTTTTAGATGGAGTTGTTTTTAAATTTTCAGAGCAATAAGGTGCATTTTGATTAGGCAATCCTTTAAATATTCCCTTTGTTTTATGTTCAATCATTTTAGAAAATGTTTTAGCACTCATATCTAATTCATCCCATTCTACAATTTTATATTTTATTCCTGTTCCTAAATCATTTGAATAAACACCCTCAATTTTAATCAATGGCATATGCCAATATTTTTCAATATTTTTTAAAAAATTAATTGTTTCAGGTCTTTCCATTCCTGTATTACAAAAAACAAATACTTTTTTATAATTAGCATATTTTTCATTTGTCTGAATATGTCTTGCCATCATTGCAGAACTTCTGCCACCTGATACTGTAACCATTAAATTCATATCAATTATAGTTTACTGTATCCCAAATATCAGGATCTCTTTGTGTCTTAATCTCAAACCATCTAGCACCATTGCTAGATCCATCTACATACTCCTTACCATTGTATTCTGCATACTTCTTACACCATTTATTAAATGTTCTGTTAGTCAGGTACTTCTTTTGGTCAGTGTACTCAGCTATAAAGTTCTCAAACATTGACACCTTATTCAATCTTTGGTCAAATGCTAGATTCTTATTATCTACCCATTCTATAAAGTCTTGAGATGTCTCATTGATAAACTTTCTTAGCTCTAGATTCTTAGCCTCAGATTCTACTAAGCCATTCTCTAGGTAATAATTCAAGCAGTTAATCATGTAATGGTCAAACCTTGCCCATTCCTGCTCATCCCAATCCTCAAACAGCATATAGCCAAATTCATCAAATGGAGTATGGTGAGTACCAAAGTAACTACTCAGCTCCACTTCAAACATCCTCCTCTTAAATGAGCCTCCATCTGCTTTGATAGTGTAGTTAGTAGAGATAAGGACCTTAGGTGAGTCTTTTACAGGTAGTTTAATTGCATCCCTACCTTTGTATTCAATAGTAAGTCCCTCAGTAATTATACTAAATAAGCTCTCAAAGTTAAAGTTCTTTCTTACATCATCAAATGCTAGGACCTGGCAGTCAGAAGAGACAGTCTGATAGGGAAATGATTTATTTGAGTCAAAGGTTTTACCATCAATAGTGCTAACTTTTTTCATGTATCCAATAGCATTAATCAGAATACCTTTGCCACTACCTCCATTAGGATTATCTGAGATAGTTTCATCATTGAGAATGATTGCCTTATTATTAGCTGATGTCTTATAAGAATGTAGCATATAGCCTATGATGCTCTTCATAGTATCATATCTCTCTA